TGTAAATATTTAGACAAAAAATTCTGGCTAGATGTAAGCGATCGCTTAATGTATGAAGGCAGGGCACCAGAATTAATTTCCACCAAGACAGCACGCATGCCAGCATTCTTCGAACACAGCAATGTCAATTTACCCCAATACGCTTGAACCTATCTTAGGTCCAACACCAAACCACCTTCTCGAAGAATTAGAGGAGAAATTTCCACCAGTAAACCCACATCCCAAGGAGGAGTTGAATTCTATTATGTATAAAGCAGGTCAACGCTCTGTTGTGGAGTGGTTTAAGTCTAGATTAGAGGAGGAATAAGATGGCATTTGATGAAGCTAAAAGTGCTTTCGAGTTAGCTGGTTTAGATCCACTTGATGGGAACCCACAACAACATGAGAACTGGAAAGATAATCCTTTCTGGGATAAAGTAGGGGAAGGTGGTGCAACCTGGAACCCAAGCGATTTAATAGCACAGATAACTGATCCAAAACACTTTGGAAAAGGTGCACATGGATATCACTTAACAACACAACCATCTGATAGTTCTTATGCTGCGCACTCTTTAAACTATAAAGGAATTGCACCTAGTAGTAGTGATTTTCCAGACGGTTTTCTCAATAACATGTTTGATAATGCGAATTGGAAATCATTAACACCTCAGGCTCAAGGAGCTTTATATAATAAAGCATTCGTAGGGGATTATCTTTGGGATGTAAAAAAGGGGGATAAACCTAACGTAACAGCAGGTATGTCAAACCCTACCTCTGATAAAACATGGGGTACATCACATGACTCTACTCATGGTTTAGATATTGCTAGAGTTGCTATAGAAGAATGGGAGCCTGGCACTGGCCAAGATTTTGATCTCTGGCGTATGGACAAGGCAAAGAATTGGAAAGCTGGAGCTGAAGGAAATCCTGGCGCCAACATGGATACGCTATACAAACATATGACTGAAGGTGAGATCGATTGGGCTCACTATAATGGAGATGGTCTTTACCAAGCTGCTGCTTGGCAACTAGATCAAGATGGTAACAAGAATTGGATTGATCAAAGTGCTAGTGGATTCTCAACTGTAGATCAGATTCGTTCAGCTGACCAATTGTTAGGTACTATGAATGCTCAAGAAGAAGCAGAGTTACTCGATACCTGGACGTCTACCAGCCTCTTTGGTCCTTCTGTAACAGATACAGTGAAGGATGATGCACCTACAGTGAAGGATGATGTATCTGACTATCAGTCTATGAATCCAAAAGATACACAGAAGAATGATGGCACTTGGAAACATAAAAATACAGAAGGAAACGAAGTAAAACGTCACTACACACCTACATATCAACAAACAAATTACCAATTACCTGATCCAGGTGATCCTTTGAAATTCATTAGAGTTGATGAAAGTGATCCACGAGCTGGTCAATGGGATTCGGCAAGCAATACACTTGTCTGGGGTGGTAAAGATATCGATGTCATAAAGAATACAAAGCTAACACCTCGTTCAGATATTGTACCTCCTACACTTCAGATACCATCCAACATGACTCAGCAAATTTATAGACCTGATAACTTACCTGCTAATGTTTATGGTACTATAACTTCTGATGCTAGATGGACAGATCCAAAGACCGGTAATGATAAATTTGCAGCTGGCGGTAAGAGTCAAAGTCTTACAATTAGAGATGGTAAACTTATAAAAGGTGATACCTATACACCGAGGAGCCAGAACCTTTCTGATATGACTATCAAAGCAGGAGGTAAGAAATGAAATTTTTACCAGGAACAGACCCAGCTCTTATACAAAAAGAGTTAGATAAATGGGAGAAGGATATTAAGGTTGCACCGATAAAAGCTACTACATTAAAAAATAACAACATATCTAAATTAGATGTAAAAGAACCACAACAAGTCCCAACAGCTTATGATGATCAAAGTTCCACACTAACTGACTGGTCACCTAACAATCAATCTGGAGCAGACCTTTGGGATGAAGTTAAGGGTTCGATACAGGATCAACCCTTTAATACCACAAGACCTCAAATACCAACATTAGAGAACACTAAATCATTCATCCCTGGTGCTAATGCAACAGGTGTTAGGATGGCCAGGTCTAATGCAAGTAGAACAGGTGCTGGTTTAACTGGTACTGATCAATTCAAACAGCAGAGAACTGGAGAAGGATTAACACCTAGAGAACCTAGGCAAGGGCTTAACTTAGATACTCCACCCCAGTTTTATGGTCGAGGTCCAGATCAACAAATACCTAACACAGGTGTAGGTACTGGTGAAAGATGGAGTGGTAGAGGACCAGAGAATATTCAGGCAGAAGCAGATATGATAGCTAAAAAGAAGGCAATGGAAGCATCTCTACTTGCTATAAAAAAACAACAAAATTTATTAATCAATAAACGATGACAGCCAAATCTAGATATGATAGTTTAGCATCAGATCGTTCCCAGTTTCTAAACATAGCAGAACAAGCGGCGAAGCTTACAATACCTTATCTAGTTCGTGGAGAAGAAGATTACTATAAAGGTGCTAAGAATTTAGTTACACCATGGCAAAGCGTAGGCGCTAAAGGCGTGGTGACATTAGCATCTAAACTAATGCTTGCATTACTACCACCCCAAACAAGTTTCTTCAAACTTCAAGTACAAGATTCAATGCTAGGGCAGCTTGGAGATCAAGCACCTAAAGCTAAATCAGAACTAGATCTTGCTTTTGCAAAGATAGAACGTACCATCTTAGATGCCATCGCAGCATCAGATGATCGTGTCGTAGTACACCAAGCACTAAAACATTTAGTAGTCTCTGGTAATGTACTAGTCTTTATGGGTAAGGAAGGTTTAAAACTTTTCCCACTTAACCGCTACGTCTTAGAACGTGATGGCAACGGCAGCGTGATTGAAATTGTCACTAAAGAAAGGATCAACAAAGATTTAATAGAAGAGGATGTACCAGGTCTAGCAGACCCATTACCTAATCCTCCTGGAGAAGAGTCCACACCTGAACATAATGATGTAGATGTCTATACACATATCAAACGTGATAACAATCGTTTTGTATGGCATCAAGAAGTAGAAGGAACAGAACTACCAAAGTCTAGAGGCAAAGCTCCTTTAGATGCAAATCCCTGGATACCACTACGGTTTAACACTGTAGATGGCGAAGCTTACGGGCGGGGGAGAGTAGAAGAATTTATGGGAGATCTCAAGTCACTTGAGGCACTCTCTCAGGCACTAGTAGAAGGCTCTGCAGCAGCCGCTAAAGTTGTTTTTGTAGTATCACCCTCAAGCACAACTAAACCAGCCACGCTGGCCCAAGCAGGCAACGGAGCGATCGTTCAAGGAAGACCTGATGACATAGGAGTCGTTCAGGTAGGCAAGACTGCTGACTTTAGAACAGCCTATGAAATGGCTCAGCAACTTGAACGAAGATTATCTGAAGCATTCCTTATCTTAACTGTTAGACAATCAGAACGTACAACAGCTGAGGAAGTGAGGATGACACAGATGGAACTCGAACAACAGTTAGGTGGACTGTTCAGTGTATTAACTACTGAGTTCTTAGTGCCTTATTTAAATAGAAAGCTTAGCGTATTCCAAAAGAGTGGAGAGATCCCAAGGATTCCTAAGGGAATAGTTAAACCAACAATTGTTGCTGGTGTTAATGCGCTAGGTAGAGGACAAGATAGAGAAAGTCTTGGTCAATTCCTCACCACTATTTCTCAAACAATGGGACCAGATGCAACACAACGATTCATTAATCCTGAAGAAGTCATCAAGCGCTTAGCAGCTGCTCAAGGTATTGACATTCTAAACTTAGTTAGAAGTATGGAAGAGATACAGCAGGAGCAACAAGCAGCTATGGCTCAACAACAGCAGATGGAAGAATCTAAAGCAGCTATCAATTCACCTATGATGGACCCAACAAAGAACCCACAACTAGCGGAAGAATTAAATGGAGGAGGTCAAGCCGTCCCGACCTAAGAGGACTAAAAGAAAACCTGTTACACCCCCTTTAAATGCAAAGGATAAACAACTCTTTGCTGAAAAAGAAAATAAATATGCACCACGTCGTAAGGTAGGTAAGCCGAGTTTAGGTACACCTATCAAAGTTACGAAAGTTGGTCTTGGAAACCTTACAGTAGTCACCCATAATGGCAACAATGACGTATGACCCAACTGAAGTACAAGAGGGAGAACTATCCGAAGATGAAAAGGACTCTCTTGCAGTTGGTGAAAAATTAGAAGAACAAAGTCAAGAACTATTAGCTGGTAAGTTCAAAGATGCAGAAGCATTAGAGTCTGCCTATGTTGAACTTCAAAAAAAATTAGGAGGCAAAGAAGAAGAAGCCCCTGAACCTGAAGCTAAAACAGAAGAAGAACCAAAGGAAGAAGTTAAGAAGGAAGAAGAGCAACCTGAGATTGATGGTAAATTCCTTGATACACTTTGGGATGAAGCAAATTCTGAGTGGACTAAAGAAACTTTAGATACTCTTGCTGATATGAATCCAAGAGATATTGCTCAGATGCATCTTAATTATAGAAATGAAAACAAATCAGAAACTGCCGTCATGGTTGACGCAGATGTTGATGCTTTAAAGAGTATGACTGGTGGTGATGAAGGTTATCAAAGTATGATGAAGTGGGCACAAGATTCTCTATCTGAACAAGAGATTACTATGTATGATAAGACTATGGAAAAGGGTGATCCTATTTCATGTTTCTATGCAGTACAATCTCTTGCCTTTAGAATGAGAGATAACCTAGGTTCTGATGGAATATTGTTGACTGGTAAAGCACCTAAAGCAGATAAAGCTGCATCCTATAGAAGTCAAGCAGAAGTCGTCAGAGCTATGAGTGATCCACGTTATGATAAAGACCCTGCTTATCGACAGGACGTTGCAGCAAAACTAGAAAACTCTCCTAACTTACAATTTTAATTATGGCTAAAGCAACACCATATGATCCTAAAGCAATCTATGCTGGATCAAATTTTTCAGTTGAATATATGTGCTCTGGAGCAGGTAAGCCGGGTTTCCTACCCTCTTACCCAGAGGCAAGCAGGACAGATGCAAACCTTAAAGCAAGGTGCATTGTATTAAGTCCTGACTATGTAGAAGTTGACGCTTCTTAAATTAAAAAAGGCGGCTCGGTAGTCGAACCAGTAGAAGCCACAGGTAACCGCGTCCGTTCGAGGCAATCTTTGATTGCTTTGCATGAAACCACATCATGGAACGGGGGTGTGGTACTGGAGAAAACCAATGCAAAAAAAGCAAGTAACCCTCAAGTATCGCGGCGTACCTTACACGAAAACTACTTAAATTTTATTAATGAA